CAACCCTTCCAAACTGGCAGATTGGTTATGTGGGCGCGGTTCTGACGATTGCAGAACTCGTGAGCACAAAGCCAAAGACCATGACAAAGGTCACGGGCTACAACTCGTTGACGCTCTAAGGAGGTACTCATGGCTGGTGGTTTTTCTAAAATTATCGTTGCAAATACCAATCTCAACACGCCTGGTGGTACGTTCCAAACCGTAACGGTTTCGAGCGTTGGTATTGGTAACACAACGTCGATGAACGCAGGTGTCTCATCTGCTCAGTACATCCCTGCTGGCGTTTATATTCTTCCTCCGACGGCTAACGTCACGGTTGAAATCAACGCCTATACCGGTTCGGCCAACGCTTGGACGACCTGGATTTCAGCCAATACTGGCGGCTGGATTGAAAGCGATGGCTATGCGGTTCGTGCAAACGCAACGACCGGTACTCAGACGCTTACATTGTACACGGTCAACGGCGGTCAAGCGGCTACTCAGTCCTCTTACGCGACATCGTAAGGAGGCTTGAATGGCTAGTATTGATTCAGTCGGCCAAAATACACAGGACTCGTTTGGTAATTTTCGAATTGCCAACACGACGTCACCTATCTCGCTTAGCGCGACGGGTAACGCTGTGGTCGCTCTTCCGTTCCTCAAGGGCGGTACGGGCGGCACGTCACAATACATTGTGCGCCGCATCACGGTTGCTAACCTGACGAACTCTGCTGGTGGTACAGCTCCTAACGCTGCCACTGCCAACATTTCGATTGGTCAGACAAACGATGGCGGTAACCTTGTTGCAAACGCTCAAGTTCTCACGAACCTGACGGGCGCAAACACTTACGCTGACCTTGTTCTTTCGGGAACGGCAAACGCTTCAACGCTGTCTGCTAACGCCCTGTTTGTAAACGTCGGCACAAGTGTGGCTAACGCACAGTGCTATATCTCTGTGTATGGCGATATCGTGACGTTCTGATGGTTTGGGTAACCAACACTTCAGACGAGTTTCTCATACTACACTGGGGCGGGAAGCCAATCAGTTTCCCCCCTGGTAAAGACGTAGAAATTCCTAAAGAGTTGGCTCAAATCTTTTTTGGGTATGGAGTTGATGACAAAGTACCTACACTGGTTAGGCTCGGCTGGACCAAGTTTGCAACTGACGTTCCTAAGGCTCTGGAACGTCTCAATAAGTTTGTGATCTCGGAAACCAAGCCTCAGACCTACCACAATACGTCCCCAGTGGTAGAACGAGTACCCCTTCCTGCGTCGCGGCGGGAAGGGGGAAAGGTTCAAAAGTGATGTTGGTGTCCAATGACTACGCTTCAAGATTACATCACGACGACGCGTAGGTATCTGCACGACGCCAACGCGAACTTTTGGACAGATCAAGAATTAACCGATTACATTAACCAAGGCCGTGATCGCCTTGTTCGTGACACCGGCATTAATCGCGAAATTCAAAACACAGTCGCAATTAACGGCCAAGAGTTGTACACGTTTGACAACAGCGCTGGCACAGTGTCAGGCATTCTTGTCACTGCACCTGGTACAAACTTTACTAGTGTGCCAACTGTTTCTTTGACACCTTCTCCAACCGGCAACAATGCTACCGCAACTGCGACCATTGGCGGCGTTGGAGAGTATGGCTCAAACAATGCCGGTCAGATCTCGTCAATCAACGTGACCTATGCTGGATCTGGCTACACGACAGCGCCTACTGTAACCATTACAGGTGGTGGCGGATCAGGTGCAGCAGCACAATCGTTCCTCACAGGTATGCCTATGGGCCTCCTGACGATGGACATTATCAACATCAATCTTTACTGGGGAAATACGCGTATCCCGCTGCGCTATCTGCCTTGGACACAGTTCAACTCAGAACTTCGGTTCTGGATTAATTATGTAGGTCGTCCAATTGCTTACAGCATGTATGGACCTAACTCGTTCTACATCTCTCCTGTGCCAGATCAGAACTATGCGATGGAAATTGATACGGTCGTAAGGCCGACACCGCTTGTTTATCTGTCGGATGTAGAGAACAATATTCCTAATCCGTGGCAAAACCCGATTCCGTTCTACGCGGCTTACCTCGCCAAATACAAAGAACAGAGCTACGGGGAAGCGGAATTGTTCAAGCAACAATACACGGCTCAGACGCAGAACGTGCTTGTGTCTTCGTTCACGCGTCGTATGCCTGATCCTTATTCGAGGCCGTACTAATGGCTCAGTCACCTGAACAGCGTAAGCAATATCAGGTGGTCAAGTCATTCAAGGCATTGAACACCAAAGCAAACCGCACCGCCATCGCAGACGAAGAGTTTTCTTGGCTTGAGAATGTGCAGCCTATTGGTTTTGGTAACCTTAAGGTCGTCAACGCGCCCACCAACACGACGGTTACATGGTCAAATACGGTTACTGAACTGACCAACTTTAACGTCAACAATACTGACTATATTGCGGCTTTTGAATCCAACGGTAAAGCCGAGTATTACAACGTCACAGCTAACAGCACGGGAACCATTGCCAACGCTGCTACGTTTTCCAGCACTGGTGTACGTGTTCGGCAGTGGAAAGATGACCGCGCTATTATCTTAGACCCGCAAAAAGGTTATAGCACTTGGGACGGTGCTAACTTGGTAACCGTTGGCTGCATAGGTCCAATTGGCATTACAAACGCGGGATCTGGTTATACAACTGTTCCGGTCGTTACAATCTCACCGCCAAATCAAACTGGCGGTCAACAAGCGACAGCTCTTGCAGCAATTTCAAATGCCGCAGGCACCATTATCAGCGCCCAAGTAACCAACATAGGCTCTGGTTACACTTCGTTACCAACTGTTACCATTGCTCCACCAGCTTCAAGTTACGGTGTTCAAGCGCAAGCATCTCCTACAATTTCCGGTGGTAACGTGGTGGCAATCACCATCACCAATCCGGGGTCTGGCTACACATCAGCGCCGTCGATTACAATTACAGGTGGCGGGGGAACAAATGCGGCTGCTACTGCTGTTTTGGGTTCTGGCCTTGTGTCGGCTCTTACTATCACGCAACCTGGAACGGGTTATACATCTCCTCCAACGGTGACCATCAGTGGCGGTGGCGGTAGCAATGCTACAGCAGTTGCAGGGTTTCTGACGTTTGCCGTTGGATCTGTTGGCGTTCTGGTCACAAACGGTGGCGTGGGTTACACATCGACCCCGACTGTAAACATAGATGCCGCTCCCGGCGGTGGCGTCAACGCTACAGCTACAGCCATCGTCAACGGCGGCACGGTAACCAACATCATTGTGACAAATCCGGGCGCTGGTTATGTGACAACGCCTAATGTCACAATTACTGGCGGTGGTGGCAGCAATGCAACGGCCACTGCGGTGCTTACAAGTCAATCAAACGTGGATATTGCTTCGTTCCAAGGCCGCGTCTGGATTGCTCAAGGGCGCACGGTCTTCTACTCGGCGGCTGGTTCTTACAATGACTTTGTGACGGTATCTGCTGGCAACCTGACGCTCACAGACGATACGCTGCACAGCAACATAACGGCTCTGATGTCGGCCAATAATTTTTTGTATGTGTTTGGTGACGACTCGATCAACGTGTTCTCGGATGTGCGCGTCGGCACAACTGGCCTGACTCAGTTTACAAACACCAACGTGTCGGCATCTGTCGGATCAAAAAGAATTGACGCGATATTTCCGTATTTTAGGTCGTTGTTGTTTATGAACGACTACGGCGTGTATGCCCTTGTCGGTGCTACCACGACCAAGCTCTCTGACTCTTTGGACGGTATTTTCCCGTTAATTGACTTCACTCAGCCTGTTTCTGCGGGTGAAGTTCTTATCAACAACATTTTGTGCGCTGCATTCAATTTCACCTACAACGATCCGGTAAATGGTGCGCGTCAAATCCAGGCTGTGTTTTTTGACAAGAAATGGTTCCTGACCAGCCAAGGGTCGATTACGCATCTGACTTCTTTGCCGAGCGCAGGTGGCGTCAACCTCTGGGCAACTGGCGGTACAAACCTGTTCAGGCTTTATGGCAGTAGCAGCGCTTCTATTAACAGCATGGTGCAGACGGCTTTGTGGCCCCTGACAGACGTTATCAGGGACAAGCAGGCGCTTAAATTTGGTGTTGAAGCCACCACCTCAACGGGCGTTGTGTTGAATTTGACGGTTGATAGCCCCAGCAATACCAGTCCTGTTTATACGCTGGGAAATTTTGTCAATTGGATCAACAATTTAAGCATACCAATTCCTTGGGTGAATAACTCAGCCCAGACGGTGGCTTGGATTGGCGGATCTGGGTATGTGCTCTACAAATCTG